TTTAAAACTAGATTTAAATAGTTGTAAGCCTGCCATTTATGAATTCCTTATTTCTTCTACGGATTCTTTCCAGACTTTAGCTGGAGTTGCCTTTTTGAATTGTTGAACCGGCAAATACATAGCAATGTCCCATTCCTCAGGTTCAACAGCAAGTATTCTGGACCTTATATGTGAATACAAATATCTTTTGACACACGGCCTAAACTCTTTATACTTTCTGGAGGCGTCTAGGATTTCATATGATATACGCAGACGCATAATTTCATTATCATCGTTCAGGACTGCACGTGGCATCAACTTTCGCATAAAATACACTCTATACCGCATTGGTAGGTAATGTAGGTTTAATCCTAGGAAACCATCAGAATAAGATTCAAGTGGTATTACCAAAGGGAATCTATCATAATAATCCAGTTGGTTTTTGCCTTTTGGATCATATACAAAGAAATACATACTGCCAATTCTGAATCTTTTGGCAGTATTTGGTTGCGGTCTGGCACCCCTTGGTACAAACCTGCTCTTTTCTCTGGTCATTGGTACAGAAATCGCAAGTGGATTTCTAAGTGAAGCAATTTTGGCCGCTAACCATTTTAATGATTCACGGCTCATTGTCTGCAATTCAGCAGCAGATTTTTGCTCAGCAAGTGTAGTGAGTAATGAGGGTTTTTTAGTCATGCCTTATTTAGTTATAGGCCTAGATGGTCCTCAGTGATGAGTTTGAATTCCCAACCACGGTCTAAACAATATTCGGTTGCAGCTTTCCATTTGGCTTGATTGATACCCCATGTAGTGACTTCAGTAATATACCTTTTAGTAACTCGTCTTTGTATAATTGGTTCTTGTGTTTGTTTCTTTGGTTTCACTTCTAACATCATAGTTTTTAGTATACCATTTCTATCTCTGACTTTGACCACGAAATCTGGAAAGTATCTGTGCCATTTTCCATCAACTGGAGAAATGTAGGGTATAACAACTTCTTCTGAAGCCCAAGACACAATACTTGGATTTTTGTCGAGCCAATTCATCACTCTTGCTTCCCAACTTGAGCGATATATGATGTTTTTGTAGTCCCCAATGTACTTTTGAGGGTTTGAAGGTTTAAATTGTCCAGAATATGCCATAAATAATATATATAACGTTTTTTATAAAATAGGAAAACAATGGCCATTTATGTTGAAAATCCAATCACCGGAAAACCCACACTTGCATCAGACCAGACAACCATACCTGTTTCTGTTGACCAAGCTGGACCTGCGGCAGTACAATCAATAAATGATAGCGTACTCGCTGCAATAGATTTAGTACCAGTTTCTAGTGCAGGTAATAATGATGGTGGTTTTAACGGTCCATTAGCATCATTAGACCAAATGAATCAATATGCAGGTTCTTTTCTTGCTTATCCAAGAGATTTAGGATCCTCACAGAAATTACATTCTGTTAAATTTAGAGCATATGAAGTAAATTCAGGTAATTATACTTTGAATGGTGTAAACAATTATTTAGCCAACACAGCCACTCAAGTAATTAATGCCGTAACTTCCGAAGCAAATAAAACAATTGAAGAAGCTAAAAAAGATACATTTAATTTTTTAAATACTCTTGGAGATGAATTTACAAAATATTTTAATAGTGATGGTTCAGTGTTGAGAAAACAAGCACAACCTACCTATAAATCAAATGTCCAAGATACAATAACATTGTATATGCCAGATAATGCAGAATTCAATTATAATGCTCAATATAATAAAATAGGTTTGATGGAGGCAGCTGCAGCAGTACCGTTTCTTGGTAAAATACCAAATGCTATATTATCAACATTAAAAAATGATGCAGCTAAAGTTGCATTGAATGGTATGGGTTATGTTTTTAATCCACAAGAACAAGTGTTATTTGAAGGTATAGATTTTAGAACATTCAATATGTCATTTACACTCACACCATATTCCGCAGCAGAAGCAAATGAAATTAAAAATATCGTCAGAGCATTTAGAAGAAATGCTGCACCTACGATTGCATCTGGTGGTGCTGGGTTCTTTTTTATACCACCTTCTGTATTTGATATCACATTTGAATACAACGGTGCAGAAAATCCAAATATAAACAAAGTGAAAAGAAGTGTTTTAACCGATGTTACAGTTAATTATGCACCAAATGGTACATGGTCTACACACAATGATGGTTCTCCAGTACAAACAAATTTGACATTAAGTTTCAAAGAAATAGAACTTGTTGATAGAGCAGCTGTTGAGGGTGGATATTAAAATGAATTATTTCCAAACATTACCAAAATTAGTCGTCAAAGAAAAACAATCTGCACAGATTATAACCAATCTATTGGCAAGAGTTAATATTATTTCAGATTTGTTCCAAGATCCTCTACTCTTTTATACATACGACATAAAAGATTCAGATACACCAGAAATTATTGCACACAAATATTATGGTGATGTAAACCGTTTCTGGATGGTTTTATTTTCAAATGAGATAGTTGATCCTCAGTGGGACTGGCCAATGTCTACTAAAGTTTTTGATTCTTATATCAATGACAAGTATACTCCAATTGAATTGACTCAAGTACATCATTATGAAAAAATTATAACAACGACAAATCTTCAAAATAATATAGTTAAAAAAGAAGTAATTACCATATCTGAAGATGATTATAATAGTTTACTTGAAACATCAAAAAACTATACAACCATAACTGGTGATGTAAACATAAAAGTATCTAAAAATGTTATAGATAATTATACATATGAATATGATTTAAATGAGTCTAAAAGAACTATAAAATTGATTAATAAAGTATACGCAACAAGAGTTGAAACAGAATTTAATAAATTAATGAATTCATAATATGACAAATACAGATACTCCTAGTGGTAAATTTTATTATCCACAAGATGCAGCTATTGACAAACTCAGTATAACTACTGTTTCTGGAAAAGAGTATGACCTAAAATACTTGATGGTTGATTTATCAATATTTGAAGATATCTACAGTTTTGTTATGTCTGGATATCTATTACTCAAAGATGGTGTGGGTCTTATTGAAAAGATGAATCTAACTGGAAATGAATTGATTACCATTAATTTTGGTAAATCAAGTAATGATGGTGGAGATCCACTTTATTTTAGATTGTATTCAATACCTAGTAGAAAACCAGTTGGGAATCTATCAACAGAATATATAAAATTGTATTTTTGCTCTGAAGAATTACTGATATCAGAACGAACAAAAATTACTAAGTCATATAAAGGTAAAGAAATATCTACTATCATAAAAGATATTCTAACAACACATTTAAAAGTACCTCCATATAGACCACTTTATATACAATCAACAACAGGTGTTTATGACTTTAATGTTCCAACTGTAAAACCATTGGAAACAATCAGTTGGTTATCAAATTATGCCAGACCAGCAGGAACTAGCAACATGAAGTTGGCTGATATGTTGTTCTTTGAAACACAGAGTGGTTTTAATTTTGCATCTTTGTCCACATTGTATTCAAATGGTGTATATAAGACATACAAATACCAGCAACAGAACATCAATTCAGCAATTGAACCACCATCTGAAGATATAATTTCAATACTAGATTATGAATTTGTAAAAACATTTGATACTTTAAATGAAATCAATTCTGGTACATATGCAAACAAGTTGATATCTCTGGATCCATTGACAAGAACTGCATGTACAACTGTTTTTAATTATTCTACAGATTATACAAAGAATTTAAATAAAGGTGATACCTTCTCAAACATAGGAGGATTCTTGACTGATGCATATAATAGTGTGATAAAAATGGGTGTGACCAATTCTAATCAGATGAAAAAGCCCTATATAACACAGGGGTCTGTGGCACAAGATATTTTCTTAGAAACTTTTGTACCTAATAGAACCGCACAAATATCTTTGGCTAACTATACGGTAGTCAAAATAAAGATACCAGGTGATCCTTTTATTACTGCTGGTAAAGTGATACAATTTAATTTTCCATCATTGACTGGTGGACAAAACAAATCATTGGATCAAAACTATTCAGGAAAGTACTTGGTTACAGCTGTAAGACATATGTTACAATCACAAGGCATTTATCAGACAGTATTGGAATTAGCCAAAGAAAGTAATCCACAATATTCAACATTTTCAAATAATCCACTAGGGTAATATATAATGCAAAATTTTTTAGGTAAAAATGGTTTTATTTGGTGGGTGGGAACAATAGAGAATAGAATGGATCCTTTGGGTTTAGGTCGTTGCAAAGTTCGTATCTTTGGATGGCATTCAGATGGTACGGATGCTACAAATACATCACAGATGACAATACCTGTTGATGATTTACCATGGGCATTACCTTTATTGCCAATTAATTCTCGCAATAAATTTTCTGCACCTGAATTAGGCGATTGGGTAATGGGATTTTTTATGGATGGCGAAGCTGGTCAATTTCCAATTATGATGGGTATTTTACCTGGTTTTGCACAACCACCAACAAAGTCTTGAGGTCATAAATGGCAGAAAATACAACAGTAAATTTAGGTGAATTTGGTATAATTAATTTTAAAGTGGTTGAGAATTCACCACCGAATTCAATTTTTGGTCAACTACTCAACACATCTGGAGTTCAGACAACACCTGGACTGGCCAGAGGTTATGTAAAAGGTTCAATCATTGATTTGTTGAATGGTAATCTATCTCATGTTTGTGATTTTAAATTCATCTTTCCAAGTTTGTCATCTATAATTGGTGACCTTGGATTATTAAGTCCAGTTGCAGCTATACAAGATGCAATTAAAAATGCAAAACTAAAGGCTACAAATAGACTAAGGTCAATGATACAGACTATCATTTCAAGTCTAAGAACTGTACTGGATGCTGTTATCACTGGCCTAGGATTTGATGCAACAGGAATTATTTCTTTTAATTTCAGTTTGTTGAAGAAGATTGTCAGACAGATTAATGCAATAACTAAAAAAATTGCTATGATTGTGGAATCTGTTTTAGAATGGGTATTTTTGGCTCAACAAATCGTACAACTAATCAATTGGGTGAAATCATTACCTGCCAAATTGCAACAGATGTTACAGGATTGTTTGACACAATTTGGTAATTCTATAAAACAAGTTGCCACACAAATAAAGTCCATACCTGACCAAATAACAAGTCTAACACAAACACAAATTACCAGTATTGCTTCCGAATTTACAGCTGCAGCGAAATTAACTTTAGATGCAGCAACAACATCTCAATCTAGTAGTTCTATTCCAGATGCAGTTACTTCAGCATTTAATCAACCACTAGAGGACCATACTGTTGCAATACAACAATACATAGCTGATAATACACCTTCAGCTGAAGAAGTTAACTCACAATCCACATCATCTAAAACAGCCAATACAAAAGGACCTTAAAGGAATAATATAATGGCAACAGTAGAAAAACCGGACTTTGTAACGGCTTGGACCGAACCAGAATCAGCAGCAAATACTAATTATCAACCTGTATATCCATACAATAATATAACTCAAACTAAGGCAGGTCACCATTTTGAGATGGATGACACACCCACAAGAGAACGTGTTCGTCTACAACATGGTCAAGGCACTTTCATTGAAATGCATCCTAATGGTGATGAAGTACACAAAATTGTACGTGATGGATACACAATTATTGCAGGAGACCACAATATATCTATTGGTGTAGATGATGGTAAACTTGCCAAGAAATTGAATATTACTGTATATGGCGATGTTTATATGAATGTCAAAGGTGATAAAATTGAAGAAATTGATGGTAATTTTGAACAGCATGTCAAAGGACACTATACACAGACTGTCAATAAAACGTCTACAATAACTTCTTTTGGTGATATGGTGATTAATGCTGGTTCAACAGTAACTGGAACATTAGAGATAAACACACCAGA